GTTTGTAAACGTCATCCTTAAAAGTTGACAATAAAAAATCTTGTTCGCAACTTAAATTGTGAAAAAGTCTTTTAATAGGTGTTTCGTTTACAAATTTATTTCTTTCAAATTGATTCTTAAACTTAACTTTTTTTAATGGAGTGTTAAAAATAGAAATTGCGTCTTGATGGTTATTACTTTCTACATATAAATAAGGTTCGTAACTAGTTTCTATTTTAATACGTTTGCCGGTTTTGTCCCAAGTCCAAAGATGTATAGCTTGCTGTTTGCCGTCATAGTACACATTGCGATATGCCATATGTACTATATTTTCTGATCTTTATTATTGGAAATCAAGGTCGGACTTTTAATATTTCTTTCTGCAGATCCCCATTCAGTTAGGTACAATGCTTCATATTCATCTAAATGATCTTCCAACCACAACCCGTCTGCAAACTTTCGAGCTCTAGAAGAAATATTCATGTATTCATTTACATCGGATGTAATAACCTCTAATTGATTAATTAAATCTTTTCCGGTAATAAATTTATGCTCTGCTTCCTGATAGGTGCATAAATCTTGATAAGCACCGGGCAAACCTATTGCCCCCGCTTCTATCATTTTAATATTGCTCTTTGATCTATTAAAGACGTTATTTATTAATGGCGCAAAAGCCACGTTACAATTTGTATCAACTAAGCCTTGTGGGTAGTCGTGAAGAGGTGACCAATTGATAAATTCCATTTCACCATTGTCTATGTATGGTTTAACGGCTAATGGGAAGCAACCTTTCCAAACAAATTTAAATTTCTTTCTAGCTTTGATAATTGCATCAGTAACATGCCCAAAGTCATCTTTGAAATTGGTTCTATTTAATACATCAATATGAGTTCCTGATCCAGAGTACAACACCCTTGGTCTTTTTTTGTTTTTTTCATATGATTTTTGAATTTTATTTCTATCATAAAATCTATCCAACCAAAATTTAGGAGGATAATTTGGAATAACTGTTATATTTTTGTTACCCGTTTTATCCATATAATATTGTTTCATGTAATCACAAGTTACTGTGATTTCGTCCATCATTTTCATGATTTCCAAGATACTATCAATGATAGTTTGATCAACAAATGCATCTTTACATCTATTATAATCGGGAATATCGTCTTTAAATACGATATCATCGACTTCATATATTAATCTAAATCCAAAATCCGATTTAACTTTCTTTAATTCTTGAATAAAAGACTTCTGAAATGGAGTTGCTTGTCTTTGCATTCTTATGGCCTTTATGCCGTGATAAAAACGCGTGTCTAATATCATTTGAGTAAGTCCTGACATGCACGCTTTATTGTATGCATTCATTAAAAATTCCGGCCAAATCATTCTCCAGAAACCGCACCCACCATAATCAGCGTAATAATTTATGGCTCTAGGTAAATTTGCTTCTGGCATTTCCAATTTCGGAACTTCTGGAGCTTTTATGGATGAATAAGAAGCATATGAATATATAGGCATTCCCATAGGGAGGGCTGGTGGCGGATTAGGTATACCAGCTAATATCGGTTGATATTGATAAACAGCATTATTGTTATTTGTTTTGTTTTCTTCTTTTATTTTAAGAGCCATATTATTGTTAAATTTATCTAATAGATGTAAAAATTCAATTTTTTATTCTAGTAACACCATTTATTTTTTCTAAAAATAAAACATTACTAATATTTGATATATCAGAATTTTTATGAGTTATAATATATATTGATTCGTTGTATTTTTCAACTTTTTCTTTTAATATTTCTATTATTTTATCTATCCCTCTAGTGTCTAGTGCGCAATCTAATAGTTCATCGTACATGTTGAGTGAAAATGAGGTTCCAGAATGGAACCTCAAAACATCTTGAAACGTAAAAAGTATCGCTATATCTATTCTTTTTCTCTCCCCACCGCTAAAATTAAAATAAGACACTTCTTTTCCTTGTTGATTGTATATAGTCTCATCAAACATTTCATCAAAAATACACTTGCAAGGAGCTTCTAGTTTATTTAAATAAAAATTAAGTTTATTATTAAGCATAGTAATTATTTTTTTAACTATGTATGTTTTTACTCCCTCTTCGGAAAGAATATATTTTACTGTATCTAAAATATTTAAATTTTTTTTAATTTCTTTTAATTCTTTTTCTAATTTTTGAATTTCATCTTTAGCTTTTTCTACATTAGAATCACATAAAGATTTTTCTTCATTAATTTGATCTATATTTTCTTTAAACCGTCTAATATCAGCATTAGATTGTACTATCGTATGTTCATTGTCTCTAATTGAAATTTTAAGTTTATTTAATTCTTTGATTTTATTATTAACCTTATCTATACCCTCCTCTATCGTCTTTATATTATTTTCGCATTCAGATTTTTTCTTTTCAGTTTGAATTAAAATGGAAGATTGTGTTTTTATTTCAGAATCTAATTCAGAAAGTTTTAATTTTATGGTGTCAATGTCATCTTTACAATATTCCCGATTGCAAGTGGGACATGTGTTTCCTTTATCAAGAATTTTTTGTTTTTCTTTTTTAATATGATTTATATCAGATATTATTTTAGATTTTTGTGATATATTTTCGTTATTATTAGCGTTATATTTTTTTAAATAAGCTTTTAATTGATTTAATTTATTATTTTCTAAATTGTTTATTGATTCGTCTATTTCTTTTGAGTCTGGAAATTTTTTATTTTTACATTCCTTTATTATTTCTTGTTTTAATTCAATGTTGTATTGCCAATTATCGATTTTTTCTTTTTTTATCTTCGATTCTTCTCTTTTTTGCGTTTCAAACGTCTCTAAATTTCTTTGTTGATTTATAAAATTATTACTACATATATCGTTTTCCTTTTTTATATCATTGTATTCGGATCTAACTTTAAGAAGCATTTGACTAAAAACCTCTAATCGTAAAATTCCTTCTATAAATTTCCTCTTTTCCGTCTTTTTTTGTGCCATAAACGTAATTGTATTAATAGAAGTCATTATCACGGCATTATTAAACACTTCTTCGTTTGAGTTTATAAGTTTTTTTATAAACTCATCGTTTTTTGGTATGGTTGATAACGTAATATCCTCTCCATTACATAAAATTTCAATTTTAGCTGGATTCAAAATACGTTTTATATCATATTGTTTTTCTTCGTTTTGCGTTTTTATTTTAAAACTTAATTTAACACAACACTCTTCTTTGTTTTGATTATGTTGAATGTTTTCCTTTTTTAATTCTCTAATAGTATTACCAAATAAACACCAAAAAATGGAATCCACAATAGTACTTTTACCAATACCATTTTTACCATTATTATCTTTATTTTCTCCGGTAATTAAGTTTATTCCATTTAAAAATGATAATTCTAATGGTTCAGAACCTATAGATAAAAAGTTTTTAACTGATAACGAATCAAATATAACTTGTTTCATAAGTTTAATTTTTATTTAAAATCACCAATTGATGGTATATCAAAATTAAATATAGTCAAACCAATAAAATTATAATGAATTTATAATATCTTTTATTCTATTTTCAGCCGCCGCTCTTGTAAGATATAATTTCTTGAACGCATTAGCGTTTAATTTAATATGTTCTTGTAGTTTAATATCTTTTTCTATGATGTCGTAATTGATTAAAAGATCGGATAAATCTCTTTTAACCGGAACGTAATGTGTCCAAGGTTCCAAATATTCAAAAAACCACTCTTCGTATGGTCGCTCTACCATAAAAACAATACGAGGACTGGAAAGGAGAACTTTTAATCTAGCGGACCAACCATGCCCCTCCATATCAATTAAATATTTCCACTTATTAATTTGTTGTTGATATGTCATAAACCCTGGAGTAAGGACGTGTAGTATTCCATCCTCGCGCTTAACCCAATTGTTTGACGCTGTTTCTATTTGATTTGAATAATTTGGCGCTAAATTTACAAAATTCTGTCTAACATTACTTCCACATATACCCCCAATCCATCCGATCTTATTTGTTTCTGGTATAGTGTTTTCAAAATTATCTATTAAATATTGATAATCATAAACTCCTATTTCTTTCCACCTATCATATAAAAAATCGGGAATGGTTTCATTATAATTTTTTGTAATTGTACTAAAACTATATTTACCAAATGACCTGTCTTCGGTGTGTATTGTTAATTCAAAATTTTTTCTAATGTTGAATCTCGTAACCGTTGAATGAAATAAGGACATCATAGAGATTCCTCGGTTTTCGTGATTACCATGATCTTGGTAATGCATTATTCCGTTATTTTGATTTACTATAATCATATATTTTTAATTTTTAACATTGCTTGTTTTACTGCCATATACATATCAAGATATGCATATGTTGCAAGTCTTCCTAAAAAAATCACGTTTTTTTCTTTTTCAGATAACTCTTTGTATTTATTGTATATTTGCATACCCTCACCAAATGGCATAGGATAAAAAGGAACATCTCCATCTTCACATTGTTTAGGATATTCCTTTGTGATAATTGTAAGACCGCTATGTTCAAACATGCAATGACTGTGGTCATATATTCTGGTATACGGAACATCGGAAGTATTTTGATTAATAGCCGCAACATCCATTTTATCTTTAACCATAGTGTGTTCAAATATTAAAGAA